GCGAAGGCTAACGAAAAGGCTGCCGAAAGTTCTAAGAAACGCGCCGAGAAAGTTAGTGACGCATACGACATAGAAATAGCCAAAGCAAAGGCAGCGGGTAAAGATACCACGGATCTAGAGGTGGCTAAGTCAAAGGCAGTAAGCAAAGAGGCGCAAGGTCGTCTAAGTGACCAACAAAAGGAATACGCAGCACTACAAAAGATAGCATCTAAAGACAACCTAGAACGCCGTAAGAAATTACGCGAACAAATTGCTGCTGAAAAAAAGATATTAAGCGAGGGACGTAAAGAACGCCAATTGCTAGAAATTCAAGACGCAGCCGAACAAGAACAAAAGGACAAAGAGGCTAACGCTAAACGCGTGGAAAACGCAAAGGCCTACGCTAAGAATAGACTAGACGCAGCGCGTACAATTAAGGACATAGAAATAGCTTTGATCGCCGACGAGAACGAACGCGAAATAGCTACGACAAACGAGAAATATAGACGCCTAATTGAAGACGTAAAGAAAAACGAAAACCTTACGGGCAAAGAAAAAGTCGAACTTACTAAGCTATACGAAAGCCAAAAACAAGCGGAACTAGATGCAAGCGCAAAAGTGCAAGCGGACGCTGCCGCAAAACGACAAGCGGACATAAACAAAGCAATCAAAGACAACGAAAACGTACAACTACAAGCACAAGAAGACTTTGAGGAAACAGTGCGCCAGTTGAAAATGACGGACGCACAACGCGAAATAGACGCCGTACAAACAAAGTATTTTGAACTTATAGCACTAGCCGAACAATACGGCATGGACACCAAAGCGATAGAGGAAAAACGCGCGGCAGAAATTAAAGCTATTAACGACAAAGTAGCAAAAGACGAAAAAGAAGCTAGCCTAAAGAAAATTGAAGACGCTAAAAACGAACGCGACGCTAAACTAACTTTAGCCAGTGACGTGGTAAACGGCATAGGCGCACTAGGGAACGCCTTTATTAAAGACCAAAAGAAACTAGAAAACTTCAACAAGGCTAGCGCATTGATCCAGATAGGTATCGACACGGCAAAAGCTATTTCGGCTCTAGTTGCGGCCTCGCAGTCAAACCCTTTCAACGGGGTGTCAGCGGGTGCGGCTGGTATTGCACAATTCGCGTCGGGTATTCTACAAATTACCACGAACATAGCTAAAGCAAAAACACTTCTTACAAACCCTAGCGGTACGGTAAGCGGTGGCGGTGGTAGTTCGCCTAGTGGATCGTCTACAAGCGTTAGCCCATTAACACCAGCGGTTCAAATGTTTGGACAAGGCAACCAGTTAAACACGGTAGGCCAACCGCAAAGCGTAAGCACAAACCAAAACATAGTAGTGCAAGCCATTGTAAGCGAAAGCGACATTACAAACACGCAAAGTAAAATCAATAAAATTAAACAAGGGTCTGAATTATGACAAGTTACCAAGCACTCATTAACGAAATTGAAACGTTTTACAACAACCATGTACAAGTTAAAAAGGTTGGTTCGGACTTTCAAGAACAAATGTTTAACTTCGCTACTAAAGACGAGAAATACCCTATTGTTTTTATAGTTCCCGTGTCAGCTTTAGCCACCGAAAACACGAACGACTTTGTGTTAGACATTTATTGCTTTGACATAATCCAAAAAGACCGCGCAAATATTAACGTAATTTTGTCCGACTGCCAGCAAATATTGTACGACTTGTTTACCTACTTTATCAATTCTACAAACTACGACTTTGACTTTGTAGACACGCCAACTTTCACGCCGTTAAACAACGACTTGTTAGACTACGCGGCGGGGTGGGTTATGTCCGCAACTTTCTGCGTAAACAATTGGACCGACTGCGCAGTTCCGCTAAAACAAGGGGACTAATTAAAATAATATTGTTATGGCTATTTACAATCAATCATGGCTGCACACCATAGCGCACGACTTACAAGCGGCGGACGTAAACGGGAACTTGTGGCAATCAATATGTTACCACTACGGAATAACCCAAACGGTAAACGGCACTTGGCTAGAGGCCCTTTGTGACTTTTTTAACGTAAACAAAGAAGAAGGCGAAGCATGGATTCAAGCATTAGCCGAGGACTTCGGAGCAACTGCGCCCGTAAACGGATCATGGATTCAAGCCCTTGCATTACAAATACAAGCGAACGCTGACCTTATAGATATTTTTATGGATAGGATAGCCACCGATGGCGGGGTGTTCGAAGCCGAAACTTGTTTAGAAATTACTTTAAATTCATTTGATATATGAGCCTATTAGATACTGCCTCTTTAATTGTAACGCCAAACGGATATAAAGAGGGCAAACTTTATTCCGTTATTCCGTCCGATGGTTCTGGCGATTTGTCAGTAACACGAGCGACCACAGCAACAAGAGTTAACTCTGCTGGCTTGGTGGAATTAGTGCCTTATAATCTGTTTACTTATTCGGAGCAGTTTGATAATTCAGCTTGGCCAAAGTACGAAGCATCAATAACTGCAAACAATACAACTGCACCAAATGGCACTTTGACTGCTGATAAAGTTATTCCATCAACTGATAATGATAGTCACGCAATAGAAAGGCCTGTTTCTGGTGCTGCACAATCTTTTAGCCTTTATGCAAAGGCTGGAGAATATAGCAGAATTGCTTTACTTTTTACTGTACACGATGCTCTTGCAAGATTTAATCTGACTAATGGAACAATAATTTCAACATCTGGAAGTGTAACCGCATCAATTGAAGACGCTGGCAATGGTTGGTACAGATGTATTATTTCAACAACATTAACAACTCACAATGAAGCCCGCATATATGTATTAGATAATTCATCTAATTTTAATTATACTGGCAACGGAACGAATGGTCTTTTCATTTGGGGTGCTCAACTTGTCGAAGGCTCAACCGCTAAAGACTACCAAAAAACGGAAACAAGACTTAACATACCAAGACTTGACTACTCAAATGGTACTTGTCCAAGTTTACTTGTAGAACCGCAGAGGACTAACCTCTTGACTTGGAGTTCGTCTTTTAATAATTGGTTGCCAGCGGGAGGTTCTGTTACTGCAAATACAACAACTGCACCCGATGGTACAATGACTGCCGACACTTTAAATGGCATAAGATACCAAAACCCTATAGGTGTTAATGTTTGGACTTTTTCTTGTTACGCAAAAGCCAATGGGGGAAGCGGTAATTTTTGGCTTCGTGTTGATATTCCCGCTACTAATGAAACTTTATTTGACTTAACAAATGGAACTTACTCCGCACCAAGTGGATATACTGCAAGCATTGAAGATGTTGGTAATGGTTGGTACAGATGTACAATGACAACTCCTTCTGTAAATATTATTAATGCGGTGGTCGTATCTTCTAACTATGGTACAAACGAAACATTTATTTGGGGTGCACAATTCGAAGCTGGCGCATACCCTACCTCATACATCCCGACAACCTCTGCAAGTGTAACACGAAACGCAGATGTTATTTCAAAGACTGGTATAAGTTCGCTTATAGGACAAACTGAGGGAACTTTTTTTACCGAGTTTTATTATAATGGAATAATTGACAATTCAAACGCAAGAAAAATAATTTCATTTAATGACGGCTCTTCAACAAATTTAATTGATGCTTTTATAGGAGTTACTGGTAACACAATAACAACAAGGGTAAGAGCTAATGATTCATCTTTAGGTCAAATAAATAGCGCAGTATTAACTCAAGGATTTTATAAAATAGCATACGCTTACAAAAATTCTGATTTTGTTTTATATGTCAATGGTGTTCAAGCTGGTTCGGTTTCAAGTGGTACAATATCTTTTACTTCAGCAGTAAGCATCGCGCAAATAGGAGACGGCGAAGCGTCAAACGACCAACTTGGTAGCTTAATCAAAGCAGCCGCCCTTTGGAAAACTCGCTTAACAAATGACCAATTAACCGCCTTAACAACTTTGTAATGAACATATTTAAATTGACTTATTCAGACAAGGCCGCAGCAGTTGCCGACCTTTACGCAAAAGGAATACTAATCGAAGTCGAAGGTATTGACGGACAGAAACACGAAGCATACGGAAGCGGAGTGCAAGCAGTTGTTGAGATAGGATTGATAATGTTAACCCCTCCCGTAATGGAAGGTATGGAAGTAGTTACCGAACCTATCTACGCTGAAGGCTATCACTACGATGTTATGAGTTCTGAGCTTTACGACTTCGGTGCTAACCTTGTAGAACCAAAGAACCCAAAGCACGCATTTGCTGGTCACGCAGTTACTGAGGAGTTTCCATACAATCCAATTTTAGGAGATGGCATACAAGAATAACGGGACGTTTAACGTTCTTTATAAAACACGTAATAAGATTGCGAAGACATTGCGCCGTATTATAGCCGAAGAAGCTTTAATAGACACCTCGGCCCTTTACGACTCTATTCGTATTAACGCAAAGATTCCCGCGCTAGGTGAATTAGAAATACAAATACTAGCAATGTACTATTTCGGTTACCTAAATAACGGAACTGAAAACATGCTTTCATTTGACTTATGCGCAAAGCTTACCCAACGCCTAAACGCCGAGGGAATAACCGCAGAAATCTACGCACAATACACGGAATGGATGACAAAGCGCTACCCTATTTTACAAGTAGCTAGAATTTTGGGCGACAAGAAAAGCATTATTTACACGTTCGAACCAATCGGTGGCGACTTTAATTGGCCGCTAAAGTTTAGGGGTTTCAAGTAAGCCCATTTCTTTACGCATTGCAAGCATATTAAAAACTAGTATTAAGGGCAGTTCACCGACTGCCTTTATTTTTGTAAAGTCACCTTCGCACAAGTCGTAAATTAAACTTTCCCAGCCCCACTTGCGGGCTTTTTTGCTTTGTTCTTGGGCCTTTAATTCGTCTTTATATTCCTCTATGGTGTCGAAATCTTTAGGGTCTAGCTTTTCGTCGTCTGGTTCGTCGTCTGAATTGAACAAAGCCGTGTACTTTTGCATGAAATTTTCCCTAAATTTTAGGTATTCGTTTAAGATCCCGTAAACTTTTGTTATTTCTACGTCGTCAAATTGTTCGTGGCGTTCGAAAGGGCTAAAAATATAGGGTTCAAAGTGTAGGTTTTGCCACTCATCTAGGCGAGTACGACGCCAAAACACGGAAACTATATGCGAAATATGTACTAAATAATCATTTTGTAGAAAGTATTCAAGGTCTATAAACTCGTCTAGCGTTAGTTTCTTGAATGGTTGTAAGGTGTACGTTTCCCCGTCTAGCAATAGTTCGTTAGACAAGCCCTTTTTAGGTTCATGTAGCACCCATTTTACAGACTTGAATAACGTGGCTATTTCCTCTAGCGTTAGTTCTTCTATTTCGTCCGTGCTTACGTCCGCTAAAATAGCCAATGTTTCTAGCTGAATGTTAAAGAACCCGCCCGCATCTTTAAGCGCGCGGAGTTCCTTAAACTGATATAGCTTAACGTCGTGCCAACTATTCGGTAGGTTCATTAAGGCTTTGAACTTGTTTGTTAATTGTTTCGGCTACGGCAACTAGGTAAGGTACGGCAACCTCGGCGGGTAGTTCGCGAATAATTTTTGCCTTAAACTTTACATGCGCGTCGGTGTAGTGTTCGTTTTTCCCTAGGTCGGTACGTTTAAACAATACCGCTAGCACCTCGCTAATGTAGCCTTTGTGTTTGTTGTTTAAAATCTTTTCAATTAGCTTAGTTTCTTTAGCGCTTAGTTTCCATTCTTCGTCGTAGGCTTGGTATGTATACCCGTCCGCTTCAAAGCGTTTCAATAAAATGCCTTCGGGTGCTTTCGCCGTGTTGAAAAGACGAATGTATTCTTTAAAGTCTTCGAAGTCTACGTCTTCAATTTCTTCTGGTGCGCCCATGTACTTAAAAACCTCTAAGTGTTTTTCGACGTGGTCTAGCTTTTCGTTAGCATGAATTTCTGTAATGTCTTCGAACTGCTGGATAGTCAACTCGTTTAATTCGTTAGGAATTTCTTTGTTTAAAATAGTAACCATAATATATAATTTTTGAACAAATATAGGCTTTTTTTAATATCGTTATGGTTAACGACTTACCCGTTTACAAAATTACAATAGACCCCGAGTATAGCGACGGCGAAGATTTAGGCATCGAACAAATTGCTTTCACTTCAAACCCCGCTATTAAAGTTAAGGGTTTAGCATTTTCAAACGTGGCTAAACATTTCTTTGCCGACGAACTAAAATACAGAGTTACCGCGCCCGCAATGATCCCGATGGAAATTTACAGACGCGACGAAGAAGAATACTACGTAACATTTGACGAGGAAACAATCGAACAAATACACGTAAAGTTTATGCGTGACTTGCAAAACCGCAACGTTTTCAATTTAGAGCATGACCAAAACAAAGGCGTTCCCGCTTACATTCTTGAAGCGTGGATAGTCGAAAACCCTACCCAAGACAAAGCATATACAACCTACGGCATCGAAGTTCCTAAAGGCACGTTAATGTTAACGGCTCAAGTTACCGACGTAGACTATTACAACACGCTAGTAAAAAACGAACAAGTCGGTTTTTCTATTGAAGGCTTTCTGGGTATGAAATTAAGTAAACACTTAAAACAAAATAATATGAATTTCCCAGACGGAGAACACCTTTTAGAAGGCAAAATCTACGTGGTTAAAGATGGCCAAGTAGTAGAAGTAAAAGAAGTACCAGTTGTCGAAGAAGAAATGGCCGAAGTAACAGAAGAAGTTACCGAAGAAGTTGCTATGGAGGACACGAGCGTAACCGAAGAAGAAGTAGTAGAAGAAGAAGTAACTGAAACTGCAATGGCAGTTGATCCAGCTACGGACGCCGAAGCAATCAAAGCGGTTGTTATGCCTATTATCGAAGAACAAGTTAACGCAGTAATCGGAATGATTGCAGACTTGAAAAACCAAATCGAAGAAATGGGCGTAATTCGTGAAGAAGAAGAAATCGAAATGGCTAAAGACACAAAAATGTCTAGCGTATTTGACAAGTTCAAAGCCTTTCGCGCATCAAACAAGTAAACAAATAAAAACAAAATAAAAACCAACAAAATGAGAAATCTTAAATTTGACTTGGACGTAGACACAAACGCGTTGTTATGTCCTAACCCAGACGAGTTCTACTCAAAAGCTTACTTAACCGAAGACATCGCGGACAATTACCGCACTTTGCCAGGTATTAAGTCAGCAACGAAACTTGCAAACGTTACTTTCGGTAACTTACTTGCGCCTTCTACATGTAACTTTGCTGCCCCTACTGACAACTTAGATGCAGTTGACATCGACGTATGTGCGCTTTCAGCGATGAGCCAAATTTGTCAATTTGACCTCGAGCAGTCTTTCTTGGCTTTGCAAATGTCGCAAGGTTCAAACGGCGATTTTAGCGTTCCTTCATTCATGGCTTACTACTGGAATGAAATGGCTGGCCGTATCGGTAACGACTTAGAGTTGATCCGTTGGCAAGGTGACACAGAAAGCGAAGACGCAGTTCTTTCTTTGTGTGACGGTTATGTTAAAAAACTTTGTGCTGACAATGCAGTAATTGGCCTTTACAATGGTGCTATCAATAGCTCAAATGTTCTTGCACAAATGACTGCCGTACTACAAGCTTCACCAGCTGCCGTACAATCTAAGCGCGCTGACCTTCGTATGTTCGTTTCTAGCGACGTATTCGTTGACTACCAAATTGCTGCTGCATCTGGCAACACTTTGACTTATGTTACTGCACCTTTAGCACCTACTTTCTTAGGTATTAAAATTGTTTTGGCAGAAGGCGCACCAGCTAACACAATTGTTCTTGCACTTAAGACAGACCTTATCTACGCATTTGACGCAGAAGGCGACGCTAAAGCATTGAAAGCGGTTAACCTTTCTGATTCAGTTGCTGAGCCGTACATCCGTACACGTGCTAACTTGAAAGCTGGTTTCCACTACACGAACCCAGACCAAATTGTAATGTACAACGTTTGTTTCGACTAATCGTTAGACACAATTTAAAATGATACGGGGCGGCCATAATACGCCGCCCTTTTTTATAACTAATAAAAACTAGAAAAAATGGCTTGTGCTACTTTAGAAGAAATCCTAAAAGACTGCTTGAACAATTCGGGCGGGATTTATACTTTGTTGATTAACCAACAAGACAACATTACAGCAATTACAACCGACACAACGGGTACAAATTGGGAAGTTACTGCAATTACAAAAACTGCCCCTTACGTAGCTTTAGAGTTCAAACGTAATACTGGCAGCTTTACCGAAGACGGAACTATCGACTTAATCAATGGTTCGTCTTACGTTACTCAAACTATTAACTTAATGTTTCACCGCCGCGACCAAGAGAAAAGCCGCGCTATTAAAGTTCTTGCAGCTGGTCAACAATACTTGAACGCTGTAATCGGTGACGCAAACGGCAACTATTGGTATTTCCCATTCTTGCAAGTTAGCGCATACGGCGAAGGTTCGGGTACTGTCCGCGCTGACGGTTCTAAATACAGCGTTACGCTTGTAGCTGAAAACGAAACATTGGCCTACGCAGTTGACCCAGCTATCGTTGCTGGCCTCGTTTAATTAGGTCCTTTTATTCGGAATACACTAGCCCCCTTTATAGGGGGTTTTGTGTTTTTGAACGTTAAGGTTTTGAACTTTAATATAGTTATGATTTACATAGACAAAGGGGAAATAAACACGTTTGCTTTGACTTTAAGCGAGGTGACGACGTTAGTTAACCCCTACTATTTGTTCGTGTTTGAGGGTGAATATAACACCGCCGTAGAGCCTATTTATTGGGTAGGCACAGACACTAGCAACTGGCCCGTACGTTACAACCTTTTCACGTTAGAAGAAGGCACAGACGTTACGCTAATCAAAGGCCAATACAAATACAGCGTGTTTGAAAGTGACACGCCTATAATAGTAGATGAAAACACGAATACAACAGACTTAAATTTAATAGAAGAAGGCCGCATGGTTGTTGCTGGCGTTGCCGTTTCTTCGATATACGACTAAACAATGGGAATTTTCGATAGATTCAAACAACCTAAAACCGAAGTGCTAGAGGGCTACCAGTCATTCTCTACACCTTTTGGTAAAATTGGCGGCGGTAACCTTACTTTGCCTTATGTAAACGGACGCTACCAAGTGGCGGGCTACGTGCCATTTGGACAAGACAACCTTTTTCCAGAAACTTTAAACCAACTTTACTATATGTCGCCACTACATGGTGCTATTGTAGACTTTAAAGTTAATGCGGCAATCGGTGCGGGCTACGAAATTAAAACGGACAAGCTAACACCAGACGAAAAGCTAGCGCTTTACACTTGGGAAAAGAAAATGAAGCTTTCAAAGTCTGTTAAAGCCGTTACAAAACAACTAGTAATGCACCACCGTGTTTACTTTAAGTTGCATTTTGACGACAAAGGAAAGGTTAAAAGCATCGAAAACGTAAGCCCCGAAAAGGTACGGATCAATAATAAAAAAGACCGCTACTATTTATGCGAGGATTGGTCAAGTAGAATTGACGTAGAAGAAATAAAACCATTTCACCCGCTTTGTGCTGACAAATGCCAGCTTTGGGCCTACGAATTACCGTCAATCGGTCAAGATTACTACGCATTACCGCAGTATTCTAGCGCGTTAAACTTCGCTTTTCTTTCGGGTGAGCTTTCGTACTTTGCAAAATCGAACATTCAGAACTCTATTTTCCCGTCTTTTGCTATGCTTTTCCCTAAACGCCCACAAAGCGAAGAAGAAAAGAAGGTGTTACGTGACACTATTGATAGGATGAAAGGCGCAGCCAACGCTGGTAAAGGTGTGGCGTTTTTTGCAAATAGCCAAGACCAACTACCAAAAATCGAAAGCATCCCAGTAAACCAAAACGACAAATTGTTTCAAGAGGCTAGTGCTTTAAACACCGAGCAAATTTGTTTTGCCCATACAATCGACCCTATTTTAATGGGCGTGCGTACAACGGGATCGCTAGGTGGTGGCGCTGACATTAAACAAGCCTACGTTATATTTGAAAAAAACGTTGTTATTCCATTGCGCGAACAAGTAACCGAAATTTTCCAAGAACTATTGAACGTGTCTAGAATTAGCGCGGCGTTTTCTATTAAGAATTTCCAGATTATTAACGAAA